CTACATCTCTAGCTGTAAACTCTATGTCTTTGTAGGCAGACCACAATTTTGCGATGTTGTCATGGTTCTTTAATTTATTACCATACTCTTTTTCTCTGCTATCTCCTACATAACTAACTGCTTTCTTTAAAATATCTACGCTTTGCATTAAGCTATATTCTCCTTATTAAATAATTCTTTTAGTGGTATTAGAATACATTTAGATGCGTTTCTATCTCCTAACATTCTTGATTTATCCTTATATTTTTTAGTTAATTTTTTTATTCTGTCAATAGGAAATACTAATTTACAGTAATCTTTTTTACCAATGGCTAGTACATGTATCCAGTAGTCACATTTAGTAACGCTAATCCCACTGGGTTTACCATTACATGCTACTTCAATAGCTATGTTACCTGTCTTAGCCCACCAGTCTCGTTCTGTTTTAACTTCAATCTTCTTATTATAAAACATATTGTGAACTTGTTTCTCACGCATCTGTCCATATTTTAAATCAAGGTCAAACTTATTATTGTTGTTTAGTTTAGGGTTGGTTTTTTGAATTTTTTTAGCCATTCTTCTATATCCACTATGTTGTTATTTTCATCTATGTCAGCATCATAAAGGTTTGCTTCCATCTGTGACCTAACTTTTAACCCTACTTCAAACACCATATCTGGTTGATGTAATGCTAATTCACAAAGGCCTAATGCTATAGTCTTTACTGCAGTCTTCTCTGCGGTATCGTCTTCGTAACCTTTGTCTATACCACAAGCAAATGTGCTAGGGGACTGAGGAGATATAACTATAGTTATACCTTCCCCAAAATTATATTTATCTTTGCCATTGGCCTTATCATCCGACATTGTTATCCTCTCTAGGTTGATTAACTTCCGTATACCAAAACCATCTCGGATTACGGGCCTTTGATTGTTGCTGTGGTAGGAACTCTATCTTGTCACCCCAACAAGGTTTCTTGTACGAACAAAAAGAACAGATAGTTCCAAGTTTTCTGTTACCAGTTTTTACTTGCCTAAATGTTTCTTCTTCATCAGTAAAGCATCTCTTAAATTCTTTACCATTAAGTATATGTTCAGCATTGCGTTTAGCTAAACCTATTGCTTGTTCTTTGTATTTACTATCATCAGTGGGAGGAGCAGTAAGTTGTATTTCTCCTGTAGATTTATTAATTACAATCCATCCACCAAAGGGTTTACCAAGAGACTCTGCATACAGATACCCCTGGGATAAGTACCCAAACACATCATCTTCTGCAACTTTAGTAAATCCTCCACCATCTTTTCCAAATTTTTTATCATAAGAAAAAGGACTAGCTGATTTAATATCATAAACTTTACCATCTATTTCTACATCAGTGCTACCAGACATTTCTAACTCGTCATGTATTTTATACTTCACTTTCTTTTGGTAGCTTTCTATATTCACATTAGATGCTTTCATCATAGCATACGTTATTACTTCTATGATGTCTCCAAACATATTTCTTAGTTTAGAATTATAAGGTTGCTCTTCAATGTCAGCACCCTTATTTTCTTTTTCCATTTGTAGTTGGCATATGGGCCTACCTATGTTGGACATTCTAATTCTAAATTTCTTTTCCCTCTCTTGTGTAAATTGTTTCTTAAATGCTTCTTTACACAACTCTCCAAACTCATCAATAATTTCTGATGATACAGACACAGGCTCTTTACAAGCCTGTGCCAAAAAGTTCTGTAGTGTTTCAACTACATTGGACATGTTATGCTGATACCTTTTCTAAGATTTTTGCGTCTGCAATATCTTGGGTATTAGTTTTACTTTTGATAGCCTCGTTGTAACTATCCATTACACTAGCATTTTCTTTTTCCATAACAGCTTTGAATATATCCATAGTCTGATTATCCTTTGCAGAAAAATCAATCTGTGCATTTTCAATAGATGTCTTAGCTACATAGAAAACATTAGAGCCTGTCTTTTTTCTTTCGGTATCTAAAGATATATTATGTCTAAACATAATCTTATTCTGTCTACCAAGACTCTCAATAGCAAGTCCAATGGGATTGTAATTTAATCCAGAGACACGATAAAGAACAGGATAATCCTCAAGAGTTACATCATCTTTAGATGCTGTCTTACCTTTCATAGTTAGTAGACCATAGACTAGGCGATATGCCCTAACCTTTTTTTGTTCTACTAATTTATCTGGGGTAAGATTGTCCCACTCTTTTCTATTAACTCTACCACATTTTTCTGTGCCTTGTATATCATACTGGTGGGCATCCCAATCAGTAAAGATTATAGAGCGATTAGAATATGCTTGAGCTTCTTCATCGTACTTCATCCATTGAAACGCATTGATAAAAGGCCTTATCTTAACTGGCTTTCCAAATACGCTTTGTTCACTTACAGTATCGTAAGTTCTAAATACTCCCACTGGGAGTTGGTTTCCCTCATCATCTGTAGCTTCTCTATTAATAGATAGCTTTGGAAGAAGGGGAAGGTTAGTGCCTTTTGACTGACCAATGGCCGCCATAATATCAGCATTAGACATGTTGTCTATGTTTGATAATTCATTCATAAAATACCTCCTTTAAGGTAACATTAAAAATTTAAGATTAGATTATTAAAAGAACTTGTCAATCAATTTCTTCTAAGTTAAGCCAATCTATTCCCATCTTTACGTCTACATCAAGAGGCACATTAAAATCTATATCGTATCTAGACTTTAGTTCCTGCTTAACATCAAGACATCCTTGTTTTAGTATTTTACTTAGAACTTCTACTTCAGTCGGGTACACATCGACTACTATCGAGTCGTGAACAGTGTTTATTAATAGGCTTTTACACCCATGTTCTTTCATCAGCTTATGTATATTTATACACGCAAGAGGCACAACATCTGCTGTTGCAAATCCTTGCACTGGATAATTCTTTACTTGTGTTGGATAGTTAGATGCTCCCCAAGACATTCTTCTTATGTATGGAAAACAATATTGTCTCCCAGTGGGAAGGGTAACCATCTTTGTTTTTATTGCTTTGTTCTCTAGTTCAGTATGCCATTTAGATATATCTTTGTACTTATTTAAAAATGCTTTGTAATATTTTCTTTCATTCTCTGTGCCAGACTTACCACCATACAAAGGTTTAAATGTATGTGGCTTTGCTTCTTGCCTGGAACAACCAATAATGTTTGCAGTGTATTGATGCACATCAATGCCATTAATAATATCTTCCATACCTTGTTTGTCTTGGGCCAAAAATACTGCGGCTCTAAATTCTAATTGAGCATAATCTATTTCCATAATCTTGCCCCCATCAAACCTAGACCTAATTACTTGTCGTATAGGAAATGTCTTTGCTCTTGGTTGGTTTTGAAAGTTAGGATTTCTACTAGACAATCTTCCGGTAGCTGTAATGCATTGCATAAAAGCAGGGTGTAAAAAATTACCGAGCAGTGCATCTTTTATTCCTCTAACAAATGTACTTAGCCATACTTCTAATGCACCATACCTTGTAACTAATTCAACAAACTCTCTAATTAAACCAGAATTATATGATGCAATCTTTTTTAAAGTTTCTTTATCTGTTTTAAATCCACCGTCAGAAACATCATTAGCAAACTTAGTTGGTATTTGAAATCCTGCTATCTGTTCTCTCTCTATGTACTTTACACCTTCTGCATTGCAAGGAGAACACTTAGACATATTTTTATAAGGGTTACCATCAACTTTAAATTTTTGTATGTAGCCTACGCCTTTACAATTATTACATTGTATTGCAGAAGTTTTGTACACTGGCTCTGTCCATTTATTTACAATACCTTGAAAGTCTCTATCAGAATGTCGTGTTCTTTTCTTTTGTCTTCCTGTATTTTTATCAATACCAATGTTAAATGTTTCAGTCCAAACTTTTTTATCTACAACTTTCTTACTATAAACCATCCATGATAATTGTTCTGGGCTTGATAAATTTATACGAGTATCACCCATAACTCGTTGAATTATAGTTTTTATTTTGTTGTGTACTTGATGGTACTCTGCAGTAAATTCTTTCTCTACCTTATCAAGTAAATCAGTTTCAATATAAATACCATTGCGTTCCATTTCTATTAAGACTAAAAGAAATTGATTCATCATGGTAATACTTTTTTGTAGATGTGTTGCCTCTCGTAAGTTATGTTGTTGAGAATCATATAACTCTCTTGTTATCTCTACATCTTTTCTTCCATACTCTTCTAAAATATCTATAGGAATGTAACTGTAATCTTTGCCACCTTCAATATACTTATCAATTGTATCTCCAAGTTTCTTTCCTAAGTGTCTTCGCTTACAACACTCTGATAATTTTAATGATTGTTTTGTACCTCGTAGTAAAACATACTCAGTAATCATAGTATCATAAACAGCCCCACTGTATTTAAATCCTGCTTCTAACATCCACATCAAATCAAATTTTATATTATGACCAACAAGTAAAGTAGTGTTGTCTAGTAAATCTTGCACCTCTTTAAAATTTTTAGAAGTGTCTCCGTTAAATTCTGTGTGATAAAAAAAATAATACTTATCGTTTATTCCCACTGAGATTAGTTTATTTTCTGGAACAAAAGGAGAAGGATTAAAATTAGCATCGTAAGTTGTTTCTATATCTACTGTGGTTATCATCCGCACTTCTCCTCATCATTAACTTTACTACAATAAAACTCTCTTGCCTTATCCTGTTTCTTTTTTTTCTTTTCTAATATTTTCTTTTTCTTTTCTGGGTTAGGCCCTTCATCTAACAATGTGTCTACAGCTTTCACTGTTTCTTTTGCTACTATCAAAGCACAGTTGTTACAAAATAAAATAATAAATAAAAATAATACCACTCTCATTTTTTTGGCTTTCTAAATTTTCTTCCTACAAAGAATACAATTAAATTTACTACTGTGTTTGTTGTTACCATAATTAATAACCACCATTGCCAAAACTCTACTGCCATTAGTCTACAAACCTAGATAGTTCTGCCTGTAGCTGTGTAGTTACTACACCATGCCAACCAGACATTTTGTTTTTACTAATAGATAAATGTCGTTCAATAGATGTTTGTTCTAAATCATCCTTCTTACCTATACCTATAATCAAGTCAGCCTCTGCGGCTTTACCTGTCTTTGAGTTCTCCATCATATCAAATCCTATTCTCTCTCTATCATGAGCATCAGCACTTGCCTGGGATACACCTATCACACAACAATTTCTACGCTTACATAATTCTCTAGCTTGTTTATAAATCTCTCTTAGCTTTTCATCTTGTCTGTTATACATACCCCCAACATTTACTTTATCTAACTGGTCAATGATGAGTAGGTCTGGATTATATTGTTCGCAGTGGGCATCGTAGTCTGACATATCCCAATCAACAGTATCATATAGCTTAATATTGGTACTAATCTGAGACCATTTTTCTTTAGCTAACTCAATATCTGAGGCAATCTGCTCTCTTGACATACCACAACACGCAGTAATTAGTCTCATCTGTGTACGAATTGCAGGCTCTTCATTAACAAATGCATGTACATTTATATCTTGATGAGCAAATCCGTTCTCATTTGCGACTAATGAAACCCAGAAAGCTGTCTTACCTGTCTCTGGCCTTGCAAATATTATTCCAAAGTTACCTTTACCTATGCCACCTATTCTATCTTGTAGTTCTCTAATATTAAAATGATAATGATTAGATGTATCAACACCTTGCATGATGTCTTCTATCTGTGTAGACACTGGCTGTATTTCTTTTTCTTTTATGTTCTCTATATCATTTAAGTATGTGCGAATACTGTGTAAATTATGTGTCTTACCATTAAACACATCTGTTGCTAAATTGGCTAAGTCCTTAGCTTTTTCTCTAATATAAATTCTATTTAATGTGTCCTCAATTGCACTCCCACTGGGAATATCTTGGCTACTAATTATACCTATTAAGTCTTCCATGTTTCTTCTGTTGGCAGTAGTAATCATGGGATTATACTTATCAAAATGTAATGTGCGTAACGTATCTGTATCTACAGATTCTATCTCTGGATATTCTTCATACGTTTTTGCTAATGTTTTATACAGTTCAAAAGAACCATTAGTAAAAGTATTTTTATTTATTTTGTTTTTTGTCCTCTGATAAAACTCTTTGCTCATCAGAAGTTTTAATAATTTTCGCTCTAACATCCGCCTCTATATTGTTTAGTATTTTAAGTTTCATATTGCTGTCTTGAAAAGTGTCTGCCAACTGTATCAATTTAATATAGTTATTTAACTTTTTTTGATGGGTACTTGTCATTAAATTCACTTACTCTCATTGTTCTTGCATCCTCTCTGAATTGCTTTATCAATTCTTTGTTGCGTGGGTTCTTTATATCCAGGGCCTCTACCTCTGGGTCTTTAACAAAGAAGTGTGGATGCTCTGGGTTATCCTCTATCTTATGTTCTGGTTTAGAAGTATCACTGAGACCCTTCTCTATTAAGATAAAAAAATGTTCATGCTTGTGATTAATAATTGTGCTGTCTTCAAATGTTATCTCCCA